TAAAACTCAAACTATGGGTTCTATTATGCAGATAATACAAGGTTTAATACAAAATGGTGGAATGGGGTCAATCGTTACACCACAAAATATATATAATGCAGTAAGTGAATTTATAGCTCAATCAGGATATAAAAACTCAGATCAGTTTATATCTAATCCAGCTATGATGCCACCTCAACCACCACCTGAACCTACATTAGATGAAAAAGTAGCACAACAAAAAGCTCAAGTAGAATTACAAAAATTACAATTACAAGCTCAAGAGTTACAAATAGATACTGAACTTAAAGCACAAGAACTTAAACTTAAACAAGAAGAAGCAGCAGTCAATCTTGCTCTTAAGCAACAAGAATTACAGATTAAAAAATCACAACTTGACTTAAACGAACAAGAACTTGCACTAGAAGCTGTGCAAAATAGACCTGTTGGAATAGGCCCAAGCTAATGGCATACCCTAAATACTCAGGATATGGAAATATTGAGAGAAATAAATTAATTTCTAAAAAAATTAAAGTATTAAAAAAAGAGGGCAAACCACAAAAACAAGCAGTAGCAATAGCAGTTAATATGTACCCTAAAAGAAAGAGGTTGCCACTAGCATGAACGAAAAGGACATTAAAACAGAAATAGAATTACTCAAAAAAGACATTGATTTAATTAAAAACAATCATCTTGCTCATATGCAAAGAGATATTGATGTTCTTAAAGACGATGTTAGAGATGTTAAAAGAGCAATCTTTAAAGCTCAATATATTATATATGGAGCTATTGTGGTCTTTGTTTTGATGAGTGATAAATTTACAGAAATACTAAAACTTTTATAGGAGAAATATTATGTATGGCAAACCAATGAAAAAAGGAAAAAAGAAGAAAAAAGGCAAATGTTAACTAAACTACAAAAGGCAACTCTTGCAAAACATAAAAAACATCATACTGCGAAACATATGACTTTTATGCGTAAAGAGATGAATAAAGGTAAAACCTTTACACAAGCACATAAACTAGCAATGAAAAAGGTCGGAAAATGAAAAAAATTAAAACAAAAAAAAGATTTCCTGATTTAAATAAAGATGGAAAAGTTACCAAAAAAGATATTTTAATTGGTAGAGGCATTTTTAAAAGAGATAGAATGAATGGCAAAAAGTCGTAATATACCTACTAACCCTGCTTTATATTCAAGAGTAAAATCAGCAGCTAAGAAAAAATTTAAAGTTTATCCTTCAGCTTATGCTAATGCTTGGCTTGTAAGAGAATATAAAAAAAGAGGGGGAGGTTATAGACGTGGCTAAATCTACTGGTGGTCTTACCAAATGGTTTAAAGAAAATTGGGTTGACATTGGGTCGCCTAAAAAAAAGGGTAAGTTTCAAAAATGTGGTAGAGCCAAAGGTTCAGGGAGAGCATATCCTAAATGTGTTCCTGCATCTAAAGCTGCAAGAATGACAAAAGCACAAATAACATCTGCTGTTTCTCGTAAAAGAGCAAAAGCACAAGGTGTTGGTGGAAAACCAACGAATGTTTCAACATTTAGAAGAAAGAAGAACAGATAATTGGTTATATTAAGAGAAAAATCAAAACTTACTAATACAGATTTACAACAGTTAATGTTGAAATATCGAATTTCAGTAAATGAGTTATCTTTGAAAACATCTATTAGTCATAATGATATTCGAGGGTATCTCGCTGGGAGAAAAACTATAACCACAGATATTGTGGATAGAATCAACCAAATAGGAGCAGAAAATGACAGATAAAGAGAAGGAGATAAGGGAAGGACAAAATGCAAAAGCATTACTTGAAGATCCTTTATTAATAAAATCTTATGAAGTTATCCAAAACGATATATTTCAGAAATGGATAAGAACAGAAATAGTTGATACAAATGGCAGAGAAGCATTGTATCATTCTATAAGAGGTGTATTAACAGCTCAAAATGTTCTTGTAAATACTATGGAGAATGGAAAAATTCTCGAAGAAGAAAGAAAGGGAGGTAAATAATCATGGCAAAAGATGATATCCCTATAAAAGAATCCACTCATGGTGGTGTGCCTGTAACAGATGTTGCATCGGCACAAAAAGCACTTCAAGGTATGATGAGCACTCCAGTAGAGCAAAGCGAAGAAAACCAAGAAGAAACAGAAACTCAAGAAGATGTTTCTGAACAGGCAATGGAAAATGCCGAATCAGTTGAAACAAAAGCAACTAATCCTGACGGATTAACTGCTGATGACCTAGTAGACGATGACCAAATTGAAGAAAGTCAGACACCTAGTACATACACCATTAAAGTTGATGGTAAAGATGTTGAGGTTACTCTTGACGAACTCCAAGCTGGTTATAGTAGACAAGCTGATTACACAAGAAAAAGTCAAGTATTGGCCGAGCAACGCAAAAAAGCTGATGAAGAATTAGCTGCGACTCAACAAGAAAGACAGCATTACTTATCACAACTTGAACAATTTAATACTCAGGCAGACGCAAAGATTAAAGAACTTTCATCTACTGATTGGACTAAACTCAAGGAAGAAGATCCAACCGAATATATGTTGAAAAGAGACCAATATAGGGAACTTCAGGATAATAAAAGAATGGTTGAAGATGAACAAAAAAATCTTCAATTAAAACAACAACAAGAGCATGAAGCTAAATGGCAAGAAGAACTTGGCAGACAGCAAGAAATTATGGCACAAAGACTACCTGAATGGGTTGATCCTGATAAAGGCCCAAAACTTAAACAAAGTATAAAAAGTTTTGCAGTTAAAAAAGGATTTACCGAACAAGAAGTTAATAGCCTAATTGACGCAAGGTCTGTAGATGTTCTACATAAAGCTATGTTGTATGAAAATCTTTTAGCAGCTAAGATTTCTAATAAGAAAACTAAAGTTGTTCCTAAAGTTCAAAAACCTGGTTCTCCAGCAACTAAGGGTGAAATATCTAGTGATAAAGTTAAAGCACAAAGAGCAAGGTTAAGGAAAACTGGCCATGTAAATGACGCTAAAAATGTTATTGAAAGCCTAATGAACTCTTAGCCTAATACTAAACTTTTTTACATAAGGTAATCAAATGGCAATTTATACAAATACCTACGAAACATTTAGTAGTAATGATAAAAGAGAAGATTTGGCGAATGTTATTTACAACATTTCTCCAACTGAAACACCATTTATGTCTAGCATCGGTACTGGTACAGCTACTGCAACAAAACATGAATGGCAAACAGATTCTCTTGCAACAGCAGCTACAAATGTCGTAATAGAAGGAGATGATTCTCCAAACAGAGCATTAACAGCTACTTCAAGACTATTAAACTACACACAGATTTCTACAAAACCTGTTGTAGTTTCAGGAACTCAAGAAGTTGTTAATAAAGCAGGTGTAACATCAGAAATGGCTTATCAAATAGCTAAAGCTGGTAAAGAACTAAAACGTGATATGGAGTTTGACTTAACAGGCGTTAATGTCGCAACTGTTGGTTCATCAGGCACAGGTCGTAGACTTAGAGGTTACGAAGCATGGTGTAATACTAACGAAGCTCATGGAAGTGGTGGTTCTACACATGGAACAACTGGAGCAGTTACAGATGGAACTCAAAGAGTTTTAACTGAAGCACTCTTAAAAGCAAATTTAAAACTTTGCTATGACCAAGGTGGTAACCCTGACTTATTGTTAGTTGGTTCATTCAACAAACAAAAAGTATCAGGCTTTACTGGTAACTCAACAAGAATGGATATGGCAGAAGATAGAAGCTTAGTTGCTACTATTGATGTTTATGTTTCAGACTTCGGTGAAGTTAGAGTAGTAGCTGATAGGATCTTAAGAAGTTCAGGCAGAACAGCTCATGTAGTAGATACTGAGATGTGGGCAGCAGCTTATTTAAGACCTTTCCAAGTACAAGACTTAGCGAAAACTGGTGATGCTGAGAAGAAACAATTACTCGTTGAGTATACTCTTGTTTCTAAAAACGAAGCAGCTAGTGGTAAAATCGCTGATTTAACTACTTCATAATAAAATTTTACTTTCCTCGTAGTTAGTAAAGGGTGGAGTTTTTGCACTCCTTTGTTTTTTTTCTCCACCCACTTAGATACATTTAATAATGACCTTGAAGAAGGTATCGCTTCGGAACGAGGGTTATTAATTTTGGAGAAATTTAATGAGAACATTAAATGATTATTTTATAACTGGACAGATTGCTGATATATCAACAGCAGGTTCAACATTTGTAGCAGTACCTGATGGTGGCAGAATAATTAAAATTATGTCTGTGCTTGGAGGAGCTATTACTGGTGGTAACGCAGCAATTACTTTTGAAATTGGTGGAACTGCTGTAACAGATGCTGGATTTACAGTTGCACATTCAGGTTCAGCAGTAGGCACTATGGACGGATCTACACCATCAGCACTTAATCGAGTTGAAGAAGATGGGTCAATCGAAATGATTACCGATGGCAACTCTTCAGGTGCTAAAACATTAACTGTAACATTCGTAATTAGGAGATAAACATGGCAAATTGGCTAGGTGGCTATAGAGTTATAGCGAATCACACAAGAACGACAAGTGGAACTTCGGCACAAACATCAGCTTTTAATACTGCTATTGAATATGTAAGAGTAACAACTACTGGCCCTGTATTTATTGAATTTGGAGCAAGTCCTACAGCAGTAGCAGCTACTTCAATATACATGGCAGGAGATGAATCTATTATATTTAAAGTAGATGGTGGTATGAAAATGGCAACCATTCATGGTAGTGGTACACCTACAGTTTATGTCCAGGAGTTAAGTGAGTGAAACGAAAACTAGGAGATGGTCAAACATTTTTATTTTCTGAACACTCAGGAGATTGGGCGATTAATCATAAGTCGCCTGATCTAACTAAACTACTTGATTCAAACAAAAGATTACAGCAGGAAGATCACAGCATAAAAGACGAATTTCGTTTATCTGCAAGGATTCCTGTTACAATTTATTACGAATGGAAAAACAAATTTGGTGTGGATTTATATAATAAAAACCACAAAGACGCAGTTAGGAAACTATTAAATAGTCCTGACTATAGATATTTAAAAACAACATCTAGGGTAATATAATGGCTATATCAACATACGCAGAACTTAAAACATCTATAGCAAATTGGTTAGATAGAAGTGATTTAACTGATGTTATACCTGATTTTATTGTTCTAGCTGAAACAAGACATAAAAGAGATTTTAAAATAAGAAGAATGGAAACTAGGGTAACTACAAATACTATAGCTGATACAGAATATTATACTTTACCTGATGATTATATAGCTATGCGTAATATTAAGTTAAATTCTGATCCTAAAACACCTTTAGAATTTTTAACACCTGAAATTATGGATAGACTTCAAGCAGGAAGCAAAATAGGTAAACCTAAAGCTTATTCAATTAAAGGCAATACTATACAAATAAGACCAATACCTGATGGTGTTTATGAAATAGAAATAAGTTATTATAAAACATTTGCAGCTTTATCAGATTCAAATACAACTAACGATATGCTTACACATCACCCTGATGTTTATTTATATGGTGCATTAGTTGAAGCAGAACCTTATTTACAAAATGATAAAAGAATACCTGTATGGCAATCTTATTATGATAGAGCAAAAGAAGATATTATTAAATCTAATGAAAGAGATAGACATTCAGGCACAACCCCTATAACAAGAATTGACTACGGATTATATTAATGACTACATGGACTATAGTTTCTACAGATTCTACAACATGGAACATTATTCAAAATACATCTGAAGGATATTTTGAAACAGAAGATAATATACATGTACTTACAACTGAAAATGGAGCACTTCTACAACAAGAAGGAGCTATAGTAATAGCACCTGATGATTGGCAAGATATACCAGCAGTAGCTACAACAACTTGGACTATACAATAAATGGCAACTAAAAAATTCTCAGACTTAACAACAACAACAAGCCCTAATAGTGCTTCTATATTTGCAATAGCATATGATAATTCTAATTTTGGAGTTACTTTAACAAATATAGCAGCAAATTTACCAGCAGTTACAGCAGCAAGTATTACATCTTCAAGCACTTTAACAACAACAGGCAATGCAACTATAGGTGGTGATTTAACTATAACAGGCGATGATCTGTTTATGGGAACAAATACAAGTGGTGCTGCATTAATAGCCGATGGAACTAATTTTAACCCTGTAGTTATATCAGGCGATATAGCTATAGCAACTAATGGTGCTGCAACTATACAAGCAGATGCTGTAGAAGGCAGTATGTTAAATGATAATGTTATTTCAGGACAAACTGAGATTTCATCAGGTTTAGCAGATGCAGATGAATTACTGTATTCAGATGCTGGAACTTTAAAGAAAGTTGGAATGGACACCATGAAAACTTATTTTTCTCCAGTAGCTGGTTCTAGTTCAATCGTTACAACAGGAACTATATCATCAGGAACTTGGGAAGCTACAGATATAGGAGTAGCTCATGGTGGAACAGGAGCTTCATCTTTAACAGCTAATGGTGTGTTAATCGGTAATGGTACTTCAGCAGTAACTGCTGTAGATTTATCGACTAAAGGAAAATTATTAATAGGAGATGGTTCAGGCAATCCGTCAGCTTTATCAGTAGGTTCTAATAATCATGTATTAACTGCTGATAGTAGTGAAGGAACTGGAATGAAGTGGGCAGCAGTACCAGCTTCAACCCCTACAGATATTACAGTAGCTGATGAATCAACAGACACTACTTGTTTTCCTCTTTTTGTTACAGCAGCAACTGGAGATTTAGGGCCTAAAACTGGAAGTAATTTAGCGTTTAATTCATCAAGTGGATTATTAACAGCTACAGGTTTTAGTGGGCCACTTACAGGTAATGTAACTGGAAACGCATCAGGTAGTTCAGGTTCTTGTACTGGTAACTCAGCTACAGCAACAACCTCTACAAACGTAACAGTTGCAGATGAAAGTAGTGATACAACTTGTTTTCCTTTATTTGTAACTGCTGCTACAGGAGATTTAGCACCTAAGTCTGCTAGTGGTTTAACATTTAATTCAAATACAGATGTTTTATCAGGAACATTCTCAGGGAATATAACAGGAAATGTAACAGGTAATACATCAGGGAGTTCAGGTAGTTGTACTGGAAACGCAGCAACTGCAACAGCATTAGAAACAGCAAGAAACATTGGTGGGGTTTCATTTGATGGCACAGGTAATATTAATCTTCCTGGCGTTAATACTGCTGGTAATCAAAATACATCAGGTACAGCAGCAGTAGCCACAACAGTAACTATTACTGACAATGAATCTACTAACGAAGATAATGCTTTAATTTTTACATCAGGTGGTGATGTTGATGGTGGAAATATTGGTTTAGAATCTGATGGAACTTGCACATATAATCCATCTACTGGAAGCATTACAGCAACAGGATTTATAGGAGCATTAACTGGTAATGCTAGTGGTTCATCAGGATCATGCACAGGTAATGCTGCTACAGCTACGGCTCTTGCAACTGCTAGAAATATTGGTGGAGTATCTTTCGATGGTACTGGAAATATAGATTTACCTGGAGTTAATAGTGCTGGAAACCAAAACACATCAGGAAATGCTGCTGGATTATCAGCAACACTAGCTGTTGGAAGTGGAGGTACTGGGGCAACAAGTTTAACTGCAAATGGAGTAATTATTGGTAATGGAACATCTGCTCTTACATCAGTTGATCTATCTACCAAAGGAAAAATATTAGTAGGTGATGGTAGTGGCAATCCACAAGCATTAGCTGTTGGCACAAATACTCATGTATTAACAGCAGATTCATCAGAAGCTACAGGTCTTAAATGGGCTGAAGCAGGTGGTGGTGGAGGTGGTGGATTAGTTGTAGAAAGTGCTGTAAATTTTTATGGTTCAGGTGGTTCATCAGTAGCAACTTATAGTTATACAGGATTTGATAGTGATTATGATAATTACTGGGTATTTATTCATGGTATATCTTTTGACAATGATGGTGGTAATTTAGATTTTAGATGGCTTGACGATGGTGCTGCTGTAACAGGTGCTGGATATAGGGTTTCGGCAGTTGGAATTGACAGTAATGGTACTGCTCGTAACATATCTGAAAATAACACGACATCAGCTAGTTTAACTTCTGCTGCATCAAATGGTGCAGACGCTGCACCTCTTACAGGTTGGTTTTACTTTCCTAATGGCAGAGGTGGAAGATGGGATTCTGATTCAAATGATTCAGAAGGGCAAGTTAAACCTTATATGGATTTTCACCTTGGTTATAAAAATTCAAGTAATTACCATGAAGTTGTAACAGGAAGTTTACATCAAGATGACACAGCATGTAATTCTATGAATGGATTTCAACTTATAGCAACATCACAGAATTTTAGAAAAATTTGTTTAACAGTTTATGGAGTAGCAAGAAGTTAATGCCTAAGATATTAAAAGATGGAGTAGTTAGCACTATGACAGAAGCAGAAGAAACTGCTTACAATCAAGTACAAACTGCACATAATAATCTTTATAAACAATATAAAGTAGATAGAACATCAGGATTTTATAACGAAGATACAAACACACAGACCAAAACTATTTATGGCCTACTAACAGAACAACTTGATATGCTTTATAGAGATATAGCAGCAGGTAAATTTGGTGATAATGCAAAAACAGGTGAATGGTATCTTCATATTAAATCAGTTAAAGACGACAATCCGAAGGAGTAAATTATGGGATTAGAAACAGGAACATATATATCAGACTTAAATAGTTCAAATCCAGTAGCTGGTGATCCAGTTAATGAAGGTGATGACCATATAAGACTGGTAAAATCTACAGTCAAAGCAACTTTCCCTAGTATTACTGGTGCTGTTACTTCGACTCATACAGAATTAAATCTACTTGATGGCGTTACAGCAAACACAACAGAATTAAACTATGTAGATGTTACAACACTTGGCACAGCACAAGCATCAAAAGCTGTAACAGCAGATGCTAATGTTGACATTACAGGTGTAAGAAATTTAACTTGTAGTGGCACTATTACTATTGGCTCTAATACAGCAACAACTATACAAGCTGTTTATCCTGTAGGTTCTATTTATATTAATGCAGCTTCATCGACTAACCCTGCAACTTTATTAGGTTTTGGTACATGGGCAGCATTTGGTGCAGGTAGAGTTATAGTAGGTTTAGATTCATCAGATAGTGATTTTGATACAGCACAAGAAACTGGTGGTTCTAAAACGCATACATTAACGATTGCTGAAATGCCATCTCATACTCATAATGTAACAATGAGTACAAGTGATACTGATAATAATAATTTATCAGAAGGCGATACATCAGGAACTTCTAGTTTTACCACATCTTCAACAGGTGGTGGTGGAGCACACAATAATGTTCAACCATACATTGTTGCATATATGTGGAGAAGAACTGCGTAATGGCAACCCTTCAAATATTAAATCCAAAAGGAATGATTAAAGATACAAATGATACTGTATTACCTAATGAATTTTTTTCACACACACAAAATGCAAGATTTGAAGATAATGCAGCTAAAAAAGTATTAGGACAAGATCAAGTCTTTGGTACACCTACAGTAGCTCCTTATTTTGCTTTAAATTGGACTACAGGTGCTAATAGTTATTGGTTTTATGCTGGTTCAGCTAAGATATACAGATACGATGGTTCTAGTCATAGTGATTTTACAAGATCATCAGGTGGAGATTATTCTACTAACTTAACTGCTTCAGGCAACTGGACTGGTTCTATATTTAATGGATTAGCTATTTTAAATAATGGAGTAGACGACCCACAATGTTTAGCTACAACAGGTGCTAGTGCATTTACAGATTTAACTAATTGGCCATCAAACACAACTTGTAAAGTAATAAGACCTTTTGGTAATTATTTAATAGCTTTAAATATGACTGAATCTTCTGTTAATTTACCTAACAAAGTTAGATGGGGAGATGCAGCAGAAAACCTTACGCTACCTAGTTCTTGGACAGCATCTAGTACAAACGATGCAGGTTCAGCAACAGTAGGTGATGCAGGTGAATTTATTGTAGATGGGTTTCCACTTAAACAATCTTTTATAATATATAAAGAAAACACTACATACATTATGACTTTTACAGGTGGTAATTTAGTATTTGATATTAAGAAACTATTTGATGACTCAGGTGTTTTATCAAGAAACTGTGTGGCAGAATTTAATGGTAAACATTTTGTAGTAACTAATGGCGATTTAATAGTACACAATGGAGTATCTAAGCAATCAGTAGCTTCTAATGTAATTAAAAGAACATTGTTTGAAGAAATAGATAGCACTAATTATGCAAACATATTTGTAACACATAATAAACAAAAAAATGAAATATGGGTATCTTATCCAACAGTAGGCTCAACTTATTGCAACAAAGCATTGATATGGAATTATGAAGTTAATGCTTTTAGTTTTAGAGATTTGCCTGATATTTTACATATAGCAATAGGCATAGTAAATCCAGGTGCATCAGCAGTTGTATGGTCAGGACAATCACAAAGTTGGATAGCTTACAGCACTACTGAGAACTGGGGGCAAAGAAACTTTAATCCTACGGAAACTAGCATATTAATGTCTAGCACAGGAGATACCAAACTCTATAGAGGAGATAATGGATTTGATTTTGCAGGGTCTAATTTTACTATGATATTGGAAAGAAAAGGATTAACGCTTGATGGCAATACTAATACTGTAAAACAAGTAAGAAAGATTACCCCAAGATTTTCTAGCACAGGTTCTGCTGAAGTATTTGTAGGAAGTTCTATGACCCCTGATGGCACATATACTTACAAAACACAGCAAACTATAGATCCTGATACACAGAATAAAGTAGATGCAAGAGCAACAGGTAAATACATAGCTATTAAGTTTCAAAACACAACAGCTACAACTTTTGAATTAAACGGATATGATATAGAATATGAGGTAATAGGAGAACGATAAATGTCCCAAGCACCTAAATATACGCCTAATCCAGTGCCTGATAATCCTGAAGATTTACCACAATATTTATTACAAGAATTTCAAAAAATACAAGCAGCATTAGAAGAAAACCCTACAACATTTATAGAGGTTAAAAATGTAGCTCCGAGCAGAATAAAGCAAGGAGATATAGTATATGGAGATGGCTCTAATTTTGACCCTGGAAGTGGCGAAGGAATATACTTTAGAAATGCAGCAGGAAGTTGGGTGAAACTAGGGTGAGTTTATATATATCAGGAATACCATCGGACAGAATTAATGAGGTTTGGGAAGATTGCGAACCTTATATAGAAATGGGCAATGGTAAAAGTAGAGATGAAATGTCTGTTATGGATATTTATAAAAGATTATCAGAAGCTCGTATGCAACTGTGGTTAATTTTCGATGATGATAGAGAAATTATATCGGTGCTTACTACAGAAATTATAGAATACCCTAGAAAGACTACTTGTAGAATAGTTACTCTAGGTGGACAAGACCTAGACTTATGGGTAGAAAAACTACTAGAAACCCTAGAAGAATGGGCATTAGAAAATGGTTGCGTAGCAATGGAAACAGTTTGTCGCAAAGGATTTATAAAGAAACTAGAGAAATTTGGGTATGAAAACGCATACACAGTTCTCGTTAAAGAACTCACAACAATACATTAGAGGTACATTATGAGTAAAGGAAGTGGAACTAATACAGTTACAAAAGAAGCAGACCCATGGGAAGGACAAGCTCCTTACTTAAGAGATTTATATTCTCAAGCACAAAATCAATTTCAACAAGGGCCTTTGCAATTTTATCCTAATAGAATAACAGCTTTGCCAAGTGATGCTACTTTACAAGCTGAACAAATGTTAGAACAAACTGCACTTGGTCAACAATCAGCTTTAACAGACAATATAACACCTGCATTTCAAGGCTCATTAATGAGTCCTTATCAAGCATTTACTGATCCTTTATTACAGCAATCTTTAGCAGCAGGATTAAGACCTATAGAAGAAAGTACCTCAAGATTACTTCAACAAGCTAGAAGAGATGCTACAGGAGCAGGACAGCTCGGTGGAACTCGACAAGGAATACTAGAATCTGAAGTATTAAAAGATATGTTAACTAAACAATCAGATGTTGCATCTAGGTTATATGGTGATGTATATGGAGATATAACTAAATCAAGAACAGCAGCTTTAGGTTTATCGCCTACTATTATGAGTGCTTATACAACACCAGCTCAAACATTGGCAGCAGTTGGAGCATCAGAACAAGCAAGATCACAAGCAGATATTAATGAACAAATTGCTAGATTTAATTTTCAACAACAAGCACCAAGCCAATTATTAAATCAATATGGAAATATTGTAGCAGGTAGTATATTACCACCATCGGTTCAATCTACTTCTTCAGGTGAAGGAGTTAGTGATTTAGCAGCTACTACAGGTGGAGCATTAACAGGTGCAGCTTTGGGTAGTATGTTTGCTTATCCAGGTGCACCAGCAAATGCTGGGTTTATGGGTACTTTTGGCCCATACGGAGCAGCAGCAGGTGCATTATACGGATTATTAAGTAATTAGGAGATTATAAATGGCAACATTACAAGAAGAAATAAATGCTAGAATAGAAGCAGAAAGAATTAGAAGAATGAATATGTCTAATCCACAAGTTAATCAACCTGGATTTTTTAGTAATATATTTGGTGGCCCACAAGCTATTCCACAAACAAGACCACAAGTAACTCAAATGGCATTAAACCAAGCGAGTCAAAATTATAATCCAGCTATGGGTAATCAATATCCAGCACCAGCACCTAGTATGTTTAATGTGTTTGATCCCAATTATGTAAGAAATTTTAATGAACAAGACTCTTTACAAAAATCTTTAGAATCAGGCATAGGTTCTATTTATGATGTAGGTTTACCAAACCAAGGAGTGTATAGAGGAGATGGAGTTAAACCTACAGACCCTGGTATGCTTGATAAAATGTCAGGATTAGAAATGATGAATTTAATTCAAGGATTACAAGGACTATTAGCACAACCTGATGCTGATATAAGACTAGATACTTCTTCCCCAGGTGCTTCATCAGGATTAAGATTACCAATACAAGACCTGTATTCAGGTCTATTGAAATAGGAGATATAAATGGCATTACCATTATTAGGATTATTAGCAAGTCAAGGAGCTAGATCAATAGCAAAAAGATTAATAAGCACAGGTTTATCGGCAAAAAGAAGTATTAAAATATCAAAAAATTTAGAAAAAACAGCAATAGAGTCTTTGTCTAAAGGTAAAATGCCTACTAACTCAGGTTTAATTTCAAAATTATCTAAATCTGACAAAAATTTATTATCTCAAAAAAAATATAGAGATGGTCTTTTAAATCCAACAGTGACAGGACAACCTATAAATTTATTAGGAAGAACTCCTACAGCATCTACTTATGGTCAAAGGATAGGAACAGGTGGTGAAAGAATAGTTATTCCTAGAAATTTTGTTCCTATGTCTGAAAGAGCAAGTAAAAGTGGAAAATTTTTACCTGTACCAGTACAAACAGGAGCAAATCCATTACAACAACAAGCATCAAGAATTGCATTGCAAAGACAAAAAGAAGCTATGCAAAGAATGAATAGACCTATAACACAAACAGTAGACACAGGTTTAGGAAATTATGCTGCTGGTGGTTTATTAACTGGTCTTAGTGTTGCACCAATGTTTATGTCTCGTGGAGAACAACCAACACAAACTGGCACTATGTCAACAGGAAGATTACTTTCACAAGCACCTCAACAAGAACAAGCACCAGCTATGAGATTTGGAGAAGTATTAAGACCAAGTTCTCAGTCAACAGCTAAAGAAGTTTTAAATGCTGCATTACTTAGAGCAGGATTATCTTTAATGAAACCTACAAGACCTGGACAAACTCCTTTAACACAAGCCTTAGAATCAGCATCAACAGTTGCTAGTTCACAAACAAGCTATACAAGTGGAGAACAAGCATTAGCAGCAGGTAAATTAGCATTAGGTGAAGATGCAAAAATATCTGTTTTTCAAAGATCAGATGGAACATTTGGTTATCAAGGAACAACAGCAGATACTTCTTTAACTGATAATAGTTTTTTTGGAGAACAACCTGAAGGAGATAATGTAACAAAAGAACAATACGATAAAGCTGTTGCAACAATAAAAGCACAATTTCCTGATGCTACAGAACAAGATATTAAAGATACATTAGAAGCTAATAATATAAGATATACAGGAGAATAAATTGGCAGTTTTAGATATAGAAATACCTCAATCAGCAAATAATCAAAAAAAAGGATTAGATATTGATTTGTCTAATGTTTTAACAGGTAATACATTAAAAACTTCTGATTTATTTCCAAAAGATCCTGATATACAACCAACAAGAAATCCACAAGAAGAAGCATCTATATCTCAAATGGGTCTTGCTTTAGGTACTGAAATAGCTATTGGTGAAACAGGAAGAATTGCTGGTGCAACTGTAGCAGGGCCATTAGGTTATATAGTAGGTGGTTTATCAGCAGGTGCTGCTGGTTCATATATAGCTCAAAGAATGATTAATCCTGATAATATATCTTATGGAAGAATTTTAGCTGATTCATTTATTAACTTAATTCCAGGATCTAAAAGTAAAAAAGGAATGGAAGCTGTTAAAGATGCTGTTGTTAGGCAAGGTGGTATTGGTGCTGGAATAGCAGCAGGTGGAGTAACAGTAGAAAAAGGATTTGATGAAGGTCGTATGCCAACTATAGATGAACTTACTAGTGCTGGTTTTACAGGTGCTTTATTAGGTGCTGGGCTAGGTTTAACTGGAGCTGCATTTAGTAAAACTTATAGTAAAATTCAAGGGTTAGAGTCAAGAGATGTTTTAAAACTTATAGAAACAGATAAAGATGTAAAATTACTATCAGATAAAATTAATGGTTTAAGCAAAAAACAATTAGAAACTTTTAAAATAGAAAACGAAGAAGCTTATATTAGATTTAGAGAAAATTGGGACGATGAAAATATTAGACAAAGATTAATTCAAGATGAAGTAGCTGGTGGATTATATAAAGATGGTGGAATATTAAAAACATTAGGTAAAGATGATGCAGATTATTATTTACAAAAAAGATTAGCAGAACAAAAAATTAAAGACCAAACAGATTTATTAATAGATTCTAATAAGTTAATTAACGATGGTTTAATTAGAAAAGCAGGAATACTTAACAAAACACCAGGAATGGAATCTAGAACTGTTGAAGAACTTTCTAAAGATTTAGACACTATTTTACTTGCTAAATATGCACCTGAAGTAAATAGAAGGCTTGGAGCAGATGGAAGGTCTGGAATGACTAACCAATCAGCAAAAGCAACTTTAGATAAAATGAAAAAGAATGGAACTTTAGATTTACTAGATACCGAAATAAAGGAATTACAATTTTTATCAAAAAAAATATTAGATACAGCAGAAGGTGGTGGTTTAGTTTCTAAAGAACAAGCAGCTATATGGAGAAAAGAAAGACCTGACTATGTTCCTTTAAATAGAATTGTAGATGAAACAGATATTAAATCATACTTTAATCCTAGAAATGCCTTTGGAGAAGTTAGAACTACAGGTATAAAACAACTTAAAGGAAGTGATTTAGAAGTTGGCTCTATCAGAAAAAATATTAACGAAAGTTTAGCACAAACTATAAGGAGAGCAGAAACTAATAAAGCTAATATAGCTTTTAAAAGGTTATTAGATCAGAACAAAGATGTAGCTGACTCTATAGTAAATGTTAGAGCAGACAAACAACCATATTATAAACAAGTAGAAACTGATAAATTTCAAGACAATGTAAAACCTAGCGATACAACTTTAAGTGTGTTTGAAGATGGGAAAAAAACATTAATTGATTTTAAAGATAAAACTTTAGCAGAAGCATTTAAAGGCAGACCTAAACAAGAAATGAATGAATATGTTAAAGCTATTTTTAATGGAGCTACTTGGATAAACAGAAAACTTGGTAGTTTGTATACAAGATATAGTCCTGAATTTATGATTCCAAACTTATCAAGAGATAGAACAGAAGCCTTTGTAAACAGTATGACTAAACTAGGTTTTAAAAGTCCAGTAAGCAAACAAGCAGCACAGTTGTTAAATCCTAAAAATATAGGAACAGATATGAAAACTGTTTACAAAATAGAAATGAAAAAAGCAAAAGCAGAAACTTCTGCAGAAAAAAAACTTTTTGAAGAATATAAAGATTTTAAACAAAGTGGTGGAGCTGTTGGTGGATATGGTTTGTCTACAGTACAACAAGTAGAAGATAAAGTAGCTAGATTAGCTGACATGACTAAAGATGGAACATTTTTTACAGCATCTATGAAACAAAGAATAGATAAAGTTGATGACCTTGTTAATAATTTTAACAAAATGTTTGAAGATGGAACTAGATTTGGTGTATTTAGAATGATGAAAAACCAAGGATTTAGTTCTGATAAAGCTGCATTAGCTGCAAGAAACTCATCTTTTGATCCAACATTAGGTGGTAAACAAGTAGGTCTTATAAGAGCAGGTTATTTATTTGCTAACCCTGCTATACAGGCTAACAAAGTATTATTTAAAAATGTATTTAAAAAAGATCCTGATGGAACAAGAAGAAATTTAGTTAGAACATTGGGTGGTTTAATGGCTATAACAGGAGCTGTTGATTATTATAATACTTATCAAGATCCTGAATGGAGAGAAAAATTAAAGTCTACAAATGGAAGTAATTGGGTTACTAATAGAAATTTAGTATTTATTACAGGTGAAAACGAAGATGGTGAATTAAATTATGTATCTTTACCTATAGGTTATGCTTTAGTTCCTCTTAAAGTTTCTATGGATAAAGTACAACAAGCTATTAGACAAGACCTTAATCAAGAACCAGGAGCTGTAGCAAAAGAAATAGGAGAAGAATTTTTTGACACTTTAAGTCCTTTTGGTGGGAGTCCAGTTCCTACACCTTTAAGACCTTATAGTGAATTAATAGCTAACGAAGATGGTTTAGGCAGAGCCATTAGACCTGAATGGTTAGAAACTAGAAATGTGCATAGTTCAGAAAAAATATTTCCTTGGACAGCACAAACTTATGGTGGTGAAATGGCTATGAATTTAGCTGATACTGCAAAAAATCTAGGTTATGAAGTTAGCCCTGAAAGTTTAAAATATTTAGCAGCAACATACTTTGGTGGCCCTGGACAATTTTTGCAAAGAATACTTAATGTAACTAGCAAAATTTATAATGGTCAAGATTTATCACCAAGAGATTATCCAGTTGCTAGAAGATTTTATGGAGAAAGCTATGATGAAGTATTTGCTGCAAGAGCAGGTAAGTTTTCTGAAATAGAACAAATACAAAAAGAAGATAATACTGAAAAAGCTAGAAATGCAAGATTAGCCTATGACATTTTTAAAAGAATGGAAGATGCTAAACCAAATGAGAGAAGAAAAATATTAGCAGATGAGGTATTAAAAAATCCTGAAAACATGAACGAACAAGTTATTAAAGGAATAATTAAAAGAATTAAGAATAAACAAATGGGTCTTACTTCTACTGATGCTAGAGTTAAATCTTTAAGTATAAATAAAAGAGCAGAATATTTAGCAGATCAAATGCAAACAATGACTATACCACAAATACAAAAGTATATTAAAGACCAACAAAACAAAGGTATTTTAACTGATAATGTTAAAGAAGTATTGGTTAGACTTAGACAATTTCAAGATATTAAATTGAGGAAAACAGAATGATACCAATGGAACTTATATCAATGCTTGGCTCTACTGTACTAGGTGGTGTAATGTCTATTATGGCACAGAAAGGACAAGCCGAAGCTGAAAGACAAAAGATGTTAATGCAACGTGCAGACTTTGCAGCCAAACAAACTGACAAGGCTAGAGCAGTATCAGACCCACACACTAAACATACTAGAAGATGGATAGCTTTAATGTGTGTATTTTCTATTATTGTAGTACCAATCGTTGCTCCAATCTTTACTGATGTTAATGTAGCATATCAAATCGTAACTGAAGCAGATAGTGGTTGGTGGATATTTGGTTCTACTTATGAAACCTCATATTTTGAACAAGGCAATACAATTTTTATAACAAACCTACAATCACACACAATATTCTCAATTATTGGTTTATATTTTGGTGGTTCTTTAACTAGGAAGTAAAATGGTAGCTAAGAAATATCAGAGTAAAACTGGTGGATTAAACGAAGCTGGTAGAAAGTTTTTTAAAAGAACTACAGGAGCTAATCTTAAAAGACCTGTAACAGGTAAAGCACCTAAAGGGTCTAAAGCAGCAGCAAGAAGAAAGAGTTTTTGTGCAAGAATGGGTGGTGTTAAAGGCCCTATGAAAGATTCTAAGGGCAGACCAACAAGGAAGGCACTAGCACTTAGGAAATGGAAATGCAGAAAATCTTAGCAAAACAATGTATATATGTAATGATAGTAATTATATTAGCTTATGGTATAGCTGATGCAATAGGTGATGTTACATCTTCAGGTTCAACTACTAATACCCAATCTAATAACGCAGGATCTAACACAGCAATTACTGGTGGCTATGAATCGAGTACAACCTATCAATCAGGTTCATCTTCTAACACAACTACTAATAATGAAACTAATAATAGCACAAATCAAAAAACTGCTGTTAACAGCTCATCAGCCCCTGGTATGAGTGTTTATGGCCAAGATAGCTGTGTTATACCTTTAGCAGCAGGAATGACCATAATTGGCTTCTCAGGCTCTTTTGGAAGCTATTACACAGACCCTAACTGCGAAAGACGTAAATCTGTATCTGTTTTAGCTAAACTTGGCATGAAAGTTGCAGCAATATCTTTAATGTGTCAAGACAAAAATGTATGGGAAGCAATGATGAACGCAGGTACACCATGTCCTATAGACGGATTAATTGGCGAAAAAGCTAAAGCTAAATGGATGGAGAAACGAAAACAAGAATTAACAGGAGGTGCTAGAACCAAACCTAGCATGACCTGGAATGATTAGAGTTATATTATTATCTTTAATCTTAACTGGCTGTACTACACATTCAATTACACTAGGCCCAATGTCAGTATATGGCAGTAATGAACAAGAAATATATTTACCTGAAAAACAATGAAATACTTAATTCCTTTATTTTTTCCATTAATGGTTTTAGCAGATAGTCAAACAACTGGTAATTTAATTACTAATGGTGATTTTAATAATGGAACTACAGGTTGGACATTACAGGGAGATGCACAAAGAATAGGAGATTGTTGCCCAGGTGGACATGATCTTGAGTTTGGAGATAGTGGTAGCATAGAACAATCCTTTGATTTATTCTCTAATACAATTACACAACCTATGCTTAATAATGGTATTACCCTTAACTCATCTGTTGAAGTACAGAATGGAGAGTGTGGTGTATCAGGTTGCTGGGGAGGGTCAGGCCCAGCCGATAGCTTTTCAATTCGATTACAAATTAGAGATTCTGATAGCAATGTACTAGCTACAACTACACAGGAGAGAACAGATGTTACAGGAATTAATGGACAAGATTTTACGGATAGCGTTTCGTTTACTGGGACAGGGTCTAATAGGGGAAACATTTTTATTAGTGGTTCTGACAGCAATAGTCCTGCTAATCTTGGTGGCCCTAATTTCGATAATATATCTGTTACTATGACCTATGATGATGAGGTTTTATCAGCTATACAAACATCACATATAACAACTACATTTCAAGAAGTAGAAGAAGTATTATCTAGTAGAGTAGAAAAAGTAGAATTTATACCCTTAGAAGAAATAGTTTTTGAGGTATTTGAAGAACCTGAAATGGTAGTACAAATATTTGAAGAAATATTTATTGAAGAAATTAAAAAAGAAGAAATAAATACAGGTATTATTAATGTATTTTTTGAGCCTGTAGAAACAATAGAATTAACAGAACTCCCACCTATTGAGAGTTTTGAAGAAATACCTATGGAGGTTGTATATGAAGAACCAAAGGCCATCGAAGCGTTCTCAGCAGAAGTCCAAGGCTTTGAAGAAAGAATTGAAACAACAGAAAGTTTTAACAACACAGCAACAGGCGAAGTTATACAAGAGTTCTTCGCAGAAGAACGGCAGACCCTCGTCGAAACCCCTAACTCTAGCAGAGAAATTGAGTCAGAGCCTATACAACAAAAA